CGACCGTCAGCGCGCCGTCGGGGATCGGGCTCGGCTCGCCGACGGTCACCGCCTCGACCGTGCAGGTGTATGTCTCTGGCGGCACCGAGGGCACGACCTACGCGGTCGTCAACCACATCTGGACGACTGGCGGGCGGCAGGACGACAAGGTCCTCGAACTCACCGTCATTCAGCAGCCGTCGGTCTCGCACACGATCGTCGTCGAGACCGGCACCGGCGGCGCCACGGCGAATTCCTACGCGAGCGTGGCGAACGGCAACACCTACCACGCCGGCCACCTCTACGCGACGAAGTGGACGCAGGCGCCCGACGCCGAGAAGGAGAAGGCGCTAATCTGGGCGACGCGGCTGCTCGACGAGTGGTTCGGGTGGGAAGGCACGAAAGGCTCGCGGACGCAAGTGCTTCAATGGCCGCGCGTCGGCACTTGCGACCGCGGCGGGTGGTCGATCGACCACAACGTCATCCCGCAGGCGCTCAAGGACGCAACCTGCGAGCTCGCGCGGCTGCTGCTGGTCGAGGACCGCACCGCGTTCGGCGAAGGCGGCCCGCGCGGGTTCAAGCGGATCAAGGCCGGCAGCCTCGAAATGGAACTCGACCGTGCCGACCGCAAGCCGCTGCTGCCGCCGCACGTGAGGATGATGCTCGCGCCTCTCGGCACGCCGCTCGGCGCCGGCGTGATCAAGCTGGTGCGGGCATGAGCCTGCGTGACGCCTTCAAGACCGCTGCGCAGCAGGCCATCACCGCGTTCGGCGATGTCGCGGTCTCGACGAATTACCTGTCGCACACGACGACCAGCTACAACGTCACGGCGGGCACCGACACGACGAGCTACAGCACGAAGGCGGGCGTGACGGTGATCTTCGACGAGTTCCGCGTGGTCGAGATCGACGGCATCGCGGTCAAGCCCGAGGACAAGAAGGCGCTGATCCCGGCGAAGTCGATCAGTGGCGTGACCCCAGGAGTCAACGACCAGATCGTCGCCGACGGCTCGGTGACATGGGAAGTGCAGCGCGTAGGCAGCGACCCGGCCGGGGCACTGTGGACGCTGCAAGTGCGGAGGCCCTGATCCATGGCGATCGGTGCGATCGGGCGCTTCGACGCCGATCTCGAAAAGTTCGGGAAGACCGTCGGCGTCGAGCTGACCAAGGTCCGCAAAAGGGTGAGCTTCGACATCTTCGCCGGCGTCATCAAGACGACACCTGTGGATACTGGTCGTGCCCGTTTCGGCTGGGCGATGACGGATCAGTTGCCGAGCAGCTTCGTGCCGCCGCCCGGCGACTATCGGAAGCAAAAGCCGAAGGCTGCCGGGCAAGCCGCGGCCTTCGCCGATCCGTTCGGCGTCACCGTGATCGCCAACAACGTGCCCTACATCGTCGCGCTCGAATTCGGGCATTCGCGGAAGGAGCCGAACGGGATGGTCCGCGTTACCTTGGCGGCAGTCGAGGCGGGGGTTCTCGCCGAGCTCGGCGAATGAGCTTCGCCGACGAGCGGCGCGCGATCGAGGCGCGCTTCGCCGCCAACTTCAGCACCCTGCCGGTCGCCTACGAGAACGTGCCATTCGCGCAGCCGGCTTCCGGCGGGTTCGTCCGGCTGACCATCAGGCCCGCGGGCGCGCGCCAGGCGAGCACCGGATCGAGCCCGCTGCAACGGTACGCCGGGCTGATCGTCGCCGATATCTTCGTGCCCGAGAACACGGGCACCGCGACCGCGCGCGCGCATGCCGATACGGTCGAGGCGATCTTCCGCCAGGCCCAGTTTTCGGCCGGCAATAGCGGCACGATCACTTGTCGCACGCCGAGCATCGAGGCGGTCGGGGTGCGCGACGGCTGGTTCCAGCTCTCGGTGAGCGTGCCTTACCAACGCGACCGCATCTTCTGACCTGAGAGTAGGAGGCCATCATGGCGCAAGCCGACACGAACCGGGGGCAGGTGCGTTATTCGTCCGAGTCGACGTGGGGCGAGACGCCGGCCAGCCCCGCGACAAAGGAACTCCGGATCACCTCCGAGAGCCTGAGTCACGAGAAGACTACGGTCGTCAGCGACGAGGTGATCAGCGATCGCCAACGCGCCGCCGTTCTCGAAGTCGGCCAAAGCGCCGGTGGCGACATCGGCTTCGAGCTGAGTCATGGCGACTTTGAGCCGTTCTTCGAGGCCGCACTGTTCGACACCATCGCCTCGACGACCGTCGCGCAGGCGAGCACGACGTTCGCCGCCTCGACGATCACCGGCGCCGCCGGCACCGACTACACGGCGCTGATCGCCGACCAGTGGGTCCGCATCGAGGCCAACGGCAACGCCAACGACGGGGCGGTGGTGCAGGTCGTCTCGCGCACCTCGACCGTGCTGACGATCACCGGCTCGACGCTCACGAGCAGCGTCGCGAGCGCCAACGTGACCGGGCGGCGGCTGCGCAACGGCACGACGAAGAAGAGCTTCTTCATCGAGGCCGACTTCAGCGACATCACCGCGGTGAAATACTTCACCGGCATGCGGGTCGACCAGGTGGCGGTCAACGTGAACACCGACCAGATCGTCACCGGCACGTTCTCGTTCGTCGGCAAGGCGGGCGCGACCGCCTCGACCACGGTCGCCTCGACGGTGGTGGCGTCGGCCGGCACCAACACGCCGATGACGGCGGCGGCGAACGTGGTGAACCTGATGGAAGGCGGGGCGGCGCTCGGGACATCGGTGCAGTCGCTCGACTTCACGGTCGCGAACAACCTGCGCGCGCAGCGGAAGGTGGGGCAGAAGCCGGCCCTCGGTGTCGGCGTCGGCGGGGTCGATGTGACCGGCAACCTCAACGCCTACTTCGAGGACATCACGCTCTACCAGAAGTTCATCAACCACACCGAGTCCAGCCTGTCTTTCCGCTTCAAGGACGCGAGCGGAAACGTGATCGTGGTGACCGTGCCCTCGCTCTATTACACCGCCGGCGACCCGCAGATCACCGGCCAGGATGCCGACGTGTTCGTCAACCTCGGCTGGACTGCGCGCAAGGACCCGACCAACGACTACACTATCCAGCTCGACTTCCTGCCGGCGTGATCTCCGGCGGTTTGCTTGACCGTGCGAGCCTCGCACAAGGAGCATTTGATGGACCTGAAGAAGCACTTCGAAGTCGACAAGGCGCTTGAAGAGGAAGGTGCGTGGTTCGATGTCGGCGATGGCGGCCGGCTCAAGATCGCGCGGCGCAACAACCGGCGCTATCGCGAGCATCTGCGGCGGCTGACGCGAGGCAAGGAGCAGCAACTGCGACTGAACGTGCTGCCAGAGGCCACCGCCGAGGAGATGCTGGTCAAGGCGCTCGCGCGCTGCGTGCTGCTCGACTGGAAAGGCATCGAGATCGACGGCAAGGAGGTGCAGTACTCAGAAGCGACGGCGGCCGAATTCATGCGCGCCTATCCCGACTTCCGCGAGTTGATCGAGGCGCTCGCGGACGATATTGAGGCGTACCGGCAGACGCACGAGAAGGCCGCGGAAAAAAACTCCGGGAAGTCCTCCGCTTCCGGCTAGAGGTCGGCGGCGGCAAGATGGCGGTGCTGCTGATGCAGGCGGAGAGGACGGGTAGGCTGCCTTCGACGCTCGCCCACATGCCAGCGCTCGATCCGGGCAACGAGGTCTATTTCGAGGCGTTCGAGGCTCTGCACGCGAGCCGCAACATGAACGGCGTGATCCCGTTGAGCGAGGTCGTCGCCTGGCTCGACCTCGTCGGCGAGCGCGATGTCGAAGAGCGCGAGAGGACGGCGCGGCTGATCCGCGCGATGGACGACGAGTACCTGGCTTGGCGCGAGAAGACGAGGGGTCGTGACTGATGGCTGAGGTCGCCAAACTGGCGGTGGAGGTCGATGCGGGAGGCGCGCGCGCCGGGGTCGCCGCCGTCAACCGCGCACTCGACAGCATGGCGAACAAGGCCAAGCGAACGCTCGACGGGATGAAGACCGCGACGCGGAAGCTCAAAGATACCTTGTTTTCGGTCAAAGGGGCAGTCATCGGTCTCGGGGGCGATTTCGCGGCCAAGCAGCTCGGGCCACACGCAAAAGATACGGCATTGTTCCTGCAACTTTTCGGTCGGGAAGCCGGTCCGGGGATCACTGCTCTGGCGGGAATGGGCAACGGTGTCCGTGAGACAACGACCGCGTTCGACGGGCTGGGCAATGTCGCGGCGAATGTCGGCCGCACGATCTCGACGGCTTTCGCTGATGCCGTGCGCGGCGGCGAGAGTTTCCGCGATGTGCTGCGAGGCCTCGCGGAGGACCTCAGCCGCATCGGCATGAAGGCTTTCATGACCGGGCCGCTCGAGAAATTCGTCACGGGCGCGTTTGGTGGTGGCGGTGGTCTGCTCGGCGGCTTGTTCAGCGGTGGCGGCGGCGGCCTGCCCAGTTTTGCCATGCCGGCGACGGCGGCGGGCGCCGCCGAGCTGCTGTCCGGCGCGCTGCAACGTGGCGGCCCGGTGAGCGCGGGCGACGCGTTCCTGGTCGGCGAGGCCGGACCCGAGCTGTTCGTCCCGCGTCAAAGCGGGGCCGTGGTGGCAAACGAGGCGCTGGGGGGCGACGTGCATATTGGTGCGATCAACCTCAACGTCGCCGGCGGGATCAATGACCGGGGCCGCAAGACGCCGCAGCAGGTCGGGGCGCAAATCGCCCGCGAGATCGCCCGGGCGAGCCGGCGGAACAACTAATGAGGAAAAGAAGCAATGAAAGCCACCAAGCAGCAATACGGCGCGGCACTAGGCCGCCTGGTCAACCAACTTCTTTTCAAGGCAAGAGACGAATCAGTTACCGTTCGCCTGTCTGCCTTGAATGCTGAGCGGACTGACAACTGGCGTCGCCCGCGAGATCGGCCGGGTCGGCGGAATAACTGAAGGTGGCAGCTTTCGCGGTGCTGTTAGCGATACGTGCTGATGGTGATCGCGAAATCGGAGATGTCACCATCCCATTTCGGCCATGTTGCGGGCGACATCGGCGCAGGTATCTGGGCTTTTGCCTTCGCTTTGCTCTGCGGCTTGCTGCGCAGTGAGATAAAGCATGGTGGCCATGTATTTTTCCCTGTCTGCTCCTTTGTAAGTTTGGTCAAGCCACTTACTCGCAGCTGTGGCGAGGCCGGCGGTGTTGAGGCCGCACGCGGTCGCCCGACCGAGGACGACCGCATACATTGTCAATATCTCGATACCATCGAGTGAGGACGCGCCCGCATGCCGCTCCAGGCTGCCTGACAGTAGCAGCGCCACGACGATGGCCGTGCAGGCGATACGCACCATGGCTCCCTCCTTTGCCCTTGGCGGGAGTATAGGCCATGAGAGCTGCCCGTGGCAATTGCGGCGTTGCAGTGTATGCTCACGCCTTCCACACTGCAGGGAGGGCGAGATGGCAAATTGGCAGGATTTACGCACGGACGACGAGGTCGCGCGCTGGGTGAAGGCTTCATGGCGTCGGCACCGCAGCGGGCCATTCTGGGCCGATCGGATCAAGGAGTTGAAGGACACGCCGCGAAAGCGGCTAAAACTGGCGATCCGGAACTTACCGCTTCCAGCAGCGTTCCGGGAAGCGGCAAAAGCACTGCGGCAGTGTATCCGCGAGAAGCGGAAGGCTGGTCAAGTCTATGATGACGAGCTGTCGCTTCTGTACAAGCTCTCGGCGGTCGAATCGTATCATATCGACTATGCGCCGCGCATCCAGATGCCCGGATATAATGTCGTGGAGCGGACGCCGGGAGGACTGCTCTGGTCGGCGCCCCTCGATTACCAAGCCGTCGGCTACCAGGATTTGAGGCTGCTGGGCAAAACCGATGTGCGATGGCTCGTTGAGGCATGGGGCGAGCCTCAGGCGCACACGAGCTTCAATGCGGTCTATAGCGACTTGTGGACCAAATACGAGGACACGCTGATCGCCGAGGAGCGAGAGCGTCAGCGTCTGAGCTGGGAGGAATTGCAGCGTTAGGGTCCCAGCCGGATGCAAGGCCCGCCGCCGTTCGGGTCCAGGTAGGGCGTGGCCGGGCGTGGCAAGGCACGGCCGGCTTGCAAGGCCAGGGGAGGCATGGCGGTGCTGGCAAGGCGTGGCACGGCAAGGCCCGGTCTGGCGAGTCAGGGCTTGGCCGGCATAACGCCACCAGCCCAGGCGAGGTTGGCGGGCTCTTCGGGGCCCGCCTTCGCCTCTGGGTTTGGCTGGATTGCGCTCGTCGTCTGCGGTATGCTGCGGCACCATGGCCCCGATCAAGAGCACGCGTATTGAGAAGGTTTTCGTGAGAACAGGCATGAAGCCTGAAGATGCCGTTTCGGTCGCAAGCACCCTTGTTGACGAGGTTGAAACCACTGTGCGCGAGTCGATTTCTGAAGCTCAAGAGCGACATGAAGGCGCCCTCGACGCCCGCTTCGCCACACTCAAAGCACAACTGGATGCCCGCGATAGCGGCATGCGGCTGTATCTCGTGCGCGTGATTGCGGCAATCCTGATCCCCAGCCTCGTCATGGTGACATGGGTGCTCTCCGAGGTGCTGAAATAGGCTCGCCGACAACGGCATGCACAGCGGGCCCTTCGGGGCCCGTTTTCATTTGGAGAACCAACCAGCGATGACAGAAAGCAGCGATAGATGCGCCGCGCGTCAGAGTTACTATGAGGGCGAGCTTCAGTTAGCACCGCGATCCTTCATTTGGCCCGATGGCTTCGGCACGACGCCATGGAGGAGCTGTTGTGCCCTATGTCGCATCATCGCCTGGACGGAGGGCAGTATCTCCGGCGCGTATCGGCTGGTGAGGTCCATGTGGTCGAGATCGTGGAGAACGACGCGCAGCGACTCGTCGAGGAAGCGCTGAGGGTCGGCTTGGTGCTGCGCGACAAACAAGAAAAGACGGCAGATCATGGCCTCAACGACGTATGCGTGTGCTTCAAGCGCCATGACGGCCTCGTGAAGGGTGCGGGGGACAGTGGGCGGTTCAGGCATGGCAGCCTCCGTTTTCGTTCGATGCGAAGAGTCTGACTGAGGCACAATAGGAGTCAACATGACCCTTCTCTTCTTCGACGGCTTTGACATCTACGGGAACAACGGGGCGAACATCGCCTCGGCGTTGACGATGGGAATGTGGACGGCTGCCGGGGGGCCCATCTGGCAGCGCAGCGATACGCCCGCGCCGCGCACTGGTCGCATGCACATCGATGTGTGGAAGGGGAGCGGCTACCTGCAGAAGCTGGTGACCTCGACGAGCACGATGATCTGCGGGGTAGGGTGGTATCCGTACAACGTCGGCCTGGACAACGCCACCTTCATGGTGATCCAGAACAACAACGGCTCGACGATCACCGACCAGGTGCTGGTCGGCATCGATACCCAGAACAGGCTCCGCATCTACAACGCCTCGTCGAGCGCGGTGCTCGCGCAGTCTGCGGCGAACGCGCTCACGCTCAACGCCTGGCAGTTCGTCGAGGTCAAGATCACCGCTGGGGTGTCGACCGGCGAGGTCGTGGCGCGCATCGACGAGCAGGAAGTGGCGCGGGCGAGCGGGCTCAACACGCTCGCGGGAGGAGCGACGATCTACAACCAGCCCAAACTCGCGACGGTCGGCATGGCTGACAACCCGCGATTCGACGACTTCTACGTCTGCGACGACAAGGGCGCGGTCAACAACGACTTCCTCGGTCCGATCGAGGTGCAGACGCTGTTGCCGAACGCGAACGGCGCGACCAACGACTGGACGCCGGCAGGCGCCTCGACGAACGTCAGCACGGTCGATGAGGCGGTGCGCGATTACGACACAACTTACGTCCACGCCTCGACGCTGGGCGACACGGACCTCTACAACGTGTCCTCGCTCGTCGGCGGGATCACCAACGTGTTCGCGGTGATGCCTGTCGCGGTGGTGCGCAAGGAGAACGCGGGCGCGAACAGCGTGCGGCTGATCACCCGGGTGAGCACGACCGAGGCGAGCTCGGCGGTCAAGACGGTCGATACCACCTACAAGTTCGTGAGCGAGGTTTTCGAGACCCAGCCCGGAGGCGGGGCGTGGACGCCCGCGGCGGTGAGCGCGATGCAGGCGGGCGTGACGATCGTCTCGACCAGCTGACAGAGGACAGAGGACAGATGTTCCTTTTCTTTTTCTGTTCTCTGTTCTCTGTTCTCTGTTCTCTGTTCTCTGACCTCTGACCTCAGATGACGACCTTCCGCGCGACCCAGGCCGCCGTCCTGGTCGCGGTCAAGGCTGCGCCGCGCTTCCGCGCGACCCAGCTCGCGGTGCTGGCTGCGGTGCGCAAGCCGGCGACCTTCCGCGCGACCCAACTCGCGGTGCTGGTCGCAGCGAACACGCAGCCGGCGACGTTCCGGCTCACGCAGGCGGTGCTGTTGGCCGTAGTGCGCAACACGCCCGATTTCACGTGGGGAGCCATGTTCTACGAGCTGATCTTTCCCGAAGACATCTCGTTCGGCTCGGAGGGCGGGCCGACGTTCAATACCGACGTGGTCGAGGTCGAGAGCGGCTTCGACCAGCGCGTCTCGCGGTGGACGGAAGGCAAGAACACGTTCAACGTCGCCTACGGCGTGCGCACGCTCGAGCAGCTCGGCAAGCTGATTGCGTTCAACCGCATCGTCAAGGGCCGGGCGGTCGGTTTCCGCTACAAGGACTGGTCCGACTACTCGACCGCCGGCTTCACCGACCAGGACGCCGACACGGTAACGTCGCTCGACCAGTCGCTCGGGACCGGCGACGGCTCGACCAAGGTGTTCCAGCTGGTCAAGACCTACAGCTACGACGACGGGGTCAACCCGGTGAAGTCGGTCAACCGGACGATCACCAAGCCCCGCGCGAGCACGCTGCTGGTCGCGGTGGCATCGACGACGGTGAGCACGGGAGCCTACAGCCTGAACGCGACGAACGGCAAGATCACGTTCAACGTTGCCCCGGCCAACAACGACGCCGTGCAGGCAGGTTTCGAGTTCGACGTGCCGGCGCGCTTCGCCACCGACGAGCTGCCTGTGCGCCTCGAGAACTACGGCGTCGGCGGGGTGACCGTGCTTGTCGAGGAGATCAGGGTGGAGTGATCAGAGGACAGAAAATGCTGTTAACTGAATCTGGTCTCTGTTCTCTGACCTCTGACCTCTGACCTCTGCCATGAAAACCATTCCGCCCGCCCTCCAGGCCGCGCTCAACAAGCCGGTGGTGAACCTCGCGGTGTGCTGGAAGATGACCCGCGGCGACGGCCAGGTGTTCGCGTTCACGACACACGACAAGTCGCTCACGGTGTCGGCCGTCGCCTACGAGCCGACCAACGCGTTCAGCGAGTCGGGGATCGAGCAGAAGGCGGATATGTCGGTCGACAACCTCGACATGGTGGCGCTGACCTCGAGCACGATCACCGAGGGCGACCTGCTCGGGGGCAAGTTCGACAATGCGTCGCTCGACGTGTTCGTGGTCGACTGGTCGGACACCTCGCTCGGCACGGTGTCGCTGCTGCGCGGGAAGATCGGCGAAGTCGAGACCCGTGGCGCCCAGTTCCGCGCCGAGGTGCGCGGGATGGCGCAGGCGATCCAGCAGGACATCGTCAAGCAGACCTCGATCACCTGCCGCGCCAAGCTCGGCGACGCCCAGTGCAAGGTGCGGGCCTCGACGAGCGCGTGGGCGGCATCGACCGTCTACGGCACGGTCGTATCCGGCGACGCCGGGATCGGCGGCGTGGTGCGGCCGGGCACCTACAACGGCTTCTTCTACAAGGCGACCACGGGGGGCACCTCGGGAGGCTCCGAGCCGACCTGGCCGACGGTCGTTGCCTCGACGGTGACCGACGGCGGCGTGACGTGGGAGACGTTCAACACCTGGACGAAGCAGGGCACGGTGACCCAGTTTCACGACCGAACGATCTTTCGCGACGCCTCGCTGACCCAGGCCGACGGCTGGTACCAGTTCGGCAAGGTGACGTGGACCTCGGGCGCCAACGACGGCATCGCCATGGAGGTGCGCGAGTTCGTCGCCGGCGGCTACGTCACGCTGTGGGAGCCGATGCCGTTCGACATCGCCGTCGGCAACACCTTCGACATCCAGACCGGCTGCGCGAAGCGCGTAGCTGAGGACTGCAAGACCAAGTTCGACAACGTCAAGAACTTCGACGGCGAGCCGTTCCTTCCCGGCGAGGACGCTGCCGCCGAGTTCCCCGATGCGCGGTGAAGGCGAACGATTGCCCGCTGGTCCTGATCACGTGGCAGGACAGCCGCCAGCCGGAGCCCGAATGGCGCTACCTGCGCGATTTCGAGGCGCCGATGGTGATCGAGTGCGCGACCGTCGGCTGGCTGCTTCACGACGGCGATGACTGCAAGGTGGTGTGCCAGAGCGTCGGCGACCTCGACGACGAGGACAACGCCCAAGCGAGCGGGATCGTGACCATCCCGAGCCGAGCGGTCTGCCGGATCGAGCGGCTGGTCGAGATCCCGATCAGGGCCGACGCCGCGACGGCTTGGCCTTCGGCTTCGACTTCGTAGGTTTCTTGTCCGGAGCCTGGGTGAGCACAGAGCCGGCCAGGGTCTCGATCTCGGCCTCGGTCGGTTTCCCAGGGGCCCGAAGGGCCTTCGCCGCTATCGAGGCTACCCGCTCCGAGGTCTTCTCGTTCTTTGCCATGGTGTGTTGCCGTCCTTTCATGATGGTGATGAGACCGCAATCGACGATACCAACATGCAAACGGAAATTGTCAAATCGGATCTGCGCCGTGCGATCGTTGCCGAGGCGCGGAGCTGGCTCGGGACGCCGTACCGGCACCAGGGGCACGAGAAGGGGCATGGGTGCGATTGCCTCGGGCTGATCGTCGAGGTGGGGCGCGCGCTCGGGATGCTGGGGTACGAGAACCTGGCGTATTCGCCGCACCCTGACGGGGTGACGCTGCGCCGCGAGTGCGACCGGCATCTCGTGGCGCTCAAGGCGACGGGCGAGGACGCGCCGCCCGGCTCGGTGCTGCTGTTGTGGGTGCAGAACCGGCGCACGCCGCAGCACCTCGCGATCGTCACCGACCTGCCGGGCCGGCTGGGCATCATCCACGCCCACCAGATGCTCGGTGCGGTGCGCGAGCACGGGCTCGACGGCTTCTGGCTCAAGCGGGTGATCGGTGTGTACGACTATCCGAGGTAAGGACGCCGAGCAATTTGACGCCATTGACCGCGCGGCTCGGGCCTGCGGCTGGGCCGTCGAGGACGATCACCAGGCCGACGCCGCGTTCTTGCTCGATTTTTGGCTTCCGGGCTCGAGGAGGCCGCCTGAGGTGCCGGCCCGGGTTCCGAGCGGCTGGCGAGGGCACGCAGGCGGCGCGCGGAATGGTGTGATTGTGACCGGCGCGTGCTATATTGTTCGGCGCACACAGGGGCGCACACAGGGGCGCACACAGGGGCGCACACAGGGGCGCACACAGGGGCGCACACAGGGGCGCACACAGGGGCGCACACAGGGGCGCACACAGGGAGTATCCGGTTATGGCTGGCAAAAATGAAGAGGGACGCCTAGCAGCGGAAGGCCGCCAATCCGAAGCGGACAAGAACTTCGAGGCGTTCAAGGCGATATTGCCGGGCCTGCTCGAGGCGCACGGCGGTAAATACGCCGTGCTGCGGCATGGCGAGCTGGTGCAGGTGTTTGACACGGCCCGAGACGCAATGCTGTTCGGGAGCGCTGAATTTGACGACGGCATGTTCTCCGTCCAGGAGATCACGGATCAAGCCGTCGACCTCGGGTTCTACTCGCATGCCGTGCGCCACGTTCCGATTTGAGGCCGCGAAGGGAATGCGCCTTCCGGTAGGCCTTACGCAGCCGATCTCGCTGTTCCCTGCGGCCGGAGACACCCCCGTTCCAATACAGCAGTTCATAGCTCTGCTGGACACCGGCGCGTCGCGGACGTGTATCACCGGTGAGATGGCAACCGCGATCAAATTGCCGTTGATGGGCAAGACCGACATGATCACTGCGTCGGACAAGGTGCCGACAAATGTCTACATGGTCGATTTCTTTCTACCGTTCGGGCAGCCCGGCAAAGCGGATTTCTTGCGAGTCGCCGATCTACCCGTGATGGAATACCTTGGTGGCGGCAATGGGCAGATACTGCTCGGCATGGATGTTCTTCGTCACATGGTGCTGAGCGTCGTCCCATATGACAGCCGGTTCACAATTTGCATTTAGCGACCAAAAGGGTCGCTCTTGATATCCGCCAAGTCTAAGAGCCTGACCGAAAATGATACCCTTGAAATCAATACGTTACGGGTCTCACACATCGTCATGGCCGTGCTTGACACGGCCATCCACGTCTTTGCACCGGCGAAATTCCAAACGGATCCACGTGGATGCGCGGGTCAAGCCCGCGCATGACGGTTTTGTAACGTATTGATTTCCCACAATTCATTTTGAGTCAGACTCTAAGTGCGCGCCAGCGGTGGCACCGCGAGCGGGCAATCTCAGTGCACGGCCTCTCCTTCGCCGGGCGCGTCCTTCAGCAGCTCCAGCACGGCCTCCTGGATGCGCAGCTAAACGGCCTGGCCCTCCATGCGGAGACTAATCCGCTGTGTTGAGGGAAACATGGCGTAATCTCTCGCACTGGCCGCCACTTTGGCGGCCTTTCTCATTCGAGGTCTGAAGCATGGCAACGCTGGTTCTCGGCGCGGCGGGGCAGGCGGCGTTCGGGCCGGTCGGCGGGTTCGTCGGTGGGCTGATCGGCTCGGTCATCGACCGGATGCTGTTCGCGCCCGACCCGCAGGTCCAGGAGGGGCCGCGGCTCGGCGACCTGTCGGCGCAGGCGAACGCGCCCGGGGCGGCGATCACCATCCCCTACGGGCAGAAGGTGCGCACTGCGGGGGCGCTGATCTGGACCTCGGGGCTCAAGGAGACCCGCCACGAAGAGACTGTCGAAGGGGGCAAGGGGCTCGATTCGCCCGAGGCGACGGTGGTCACCTACACCTATGCGGTCGATGTCGCGGTGCTCGTGTGCGAGGGGCCGATCGACTCGGTCACCAGGATCTGGGCGAACAACAAGCTGCTCTACGAAGACGGCACTTACAGCCGCGCCGACGACATCACAATCGCGCTCGGGACGCAGACGCAGCAGCCGAGCTCGATGATCGAGGGAAGCGAGGGGGCCGGCAGCGTGCCGGCGTTTCGCGGCAATGTGGTCGCGTATATCCAGAACCTCCAGCTCGCCGACTTCGGCAACATCACGCCGGGCTTCCGCTTCGAGGTCAAGCGCGCGGCGACCGCCGACACCATCCGCACCGTGGTCGGCGACCTGTGCAAGCGCGCGGGCATGGCTGCGGGCGAGTTCGACGCCGACTGGCTGCCGCTCGAGACCGTGCCAGGCTACGCGCTGTCGGGAGTGACGACCCCGCGCGCGGCGATCGAGCAGTTGCAGAAGGTCTTTCCGTTCGACGCCTCGGACACAGGCTACAAGCTGGTGTTCCGCGCTCGCAACCGGTTCGGCGACGCGGTGGTGCTCGCCGACGACCTCGCTGCGCACGCGGACGCGGCGCCGACCCCACCGGCCGAGCCGACCGTGCGCGGGCAAGATCGCGAGATTCCCGCCGAGGTGACGCTGAGCTATCTCGACCCCGCGCGCGGGCTCGATGTCAACCTCGCGCGCTCGATCCGCCTGGTCGGCGACAGCCGGGCGGTGGCGACCTTCCGCCTGCCGATCACGTTGTCGGCGGCGCGGGCCAAAAAGGGGATCGACGACTTCGCGACCGAGCTCTGGCTCCAACGAACTCGCAAGACCATCCGCCTGCCGATCAAGTACCTTGCCCTCGACGCCGGCGACGTGATCCACATCAGGCGCGTCGGCAACGTGCTATCGGAGGCGCTGCGAATCCATCGCGTTGCCCTCGGCGCCGACGGGGTGATCGAGGCCGAGGTGACCCCGCATTT